AAAACCAAGCTAAACAACTTGTTGTTGAAGCTAACACTACTGGGACAGGTGCAACATTTACTCCAGGTACAGGTGAACAATATGCTGCTGTAGCATTACCACTTGTAAGAAAGGTATTTGGACAAATAGCTGCTAAGGAATTCGTTTCTGTTCAGCCAATGTCTTTACCTGCTGGTTTAGTATTTTACCTAGACTTCCAGTACGGATCATCTAAAACTCCAATCACTGATGGTGATTCAATGTATGGTGATAGAGGTGGAAACCTTCCATTCGGTAACACAAATACAGGCGGATTATACGGTGCTGGTAGATTTGGATATTCAATTAACCAATTCTCAGCTTCTGTTGCTGATGCTAACCACACTGTTTCTTCAGCTTCTTATGCTGATGTAAACTTTGATGCAACTTTATCAGCTTCTGTAGCTGCTGCTCCAGGTCAAATTACTAAGATTGCTGTTAAAACAGGATCTTTAGCAAATATGGATCAAAACGGAGTTAGAGGATTCTATTTAATTGGTGATAACGGAGCATTAGCTGCTATTACAGTTGGTGAAAACCTTCCAGCATTAACTAAGTTAAATGGAGATAGCGTTGAATTCTTTGTAACATCATCAGGTATTGAAAGTGATGAAGATATCACTGTTTTCTATAACAAGCAAACTGCAGATAACGCAAGAGGTGACTTCGAAGATGGAGCTAATTATTCTTCCCAGACAGGTACTGGTAGAGCAATTAACATCCCAGAAATCGATGTTCAATTAAGAAGTGAAACTATTGCTGCTAAAACAAGAAAGTTAAAAGCACAATGGACACCAGAATTCTCTCAGGATTTAAATGCATTCCATTCATTAGATGCTGAAGCAGAATTAACTAACATTTTAAGTGAGTACATTTCATTAGAAATCGACCTTGAAATTTTAGATATGTTAATTGAAAACGTACCAACTAACCAGGTCGCTGAGTGGTCTGCAAAAGTAGGTAACGAAATTAACACAGCTGGTACAGCTTTCACATCTAATACAGATGGTGTATATTATACACAAATGAGCTGGTTCCAAACTCTTGGAATTAAATTACAGAAAATCTCTAACTTAATCCACCAGAAAACTTTAAGAGGTGGTGCTAACTTTATGGTTGTTTCTCCAACTGTTGCTACGATCCTAGAATCTATTCCAGGATTTGCTGCTGATACTGACGGGGATGCTGCTAAAATGCAATATGCATTTGGTGTACAGAAAATTGGTGCATTAAACAGCAGATATAAAGTTTACAAGAACCCATATATGACGGAAAATACGATCTTAATGGGATTCAGAGGTAATCAATTCCTAGAAAGTGGTGCTGTATATGCTCCATATATTCCATTAATCATGACACCATTAGTGTATGATCCTAATACTTTCACTCCAAGAAAAGGTATTATGACTAGATACGCTAAGAAAATGGTAAGACCTGAATTCTATGGAAAAGTACTTGTTGCAGATTTAAATGTAATCTAATAACAACAAATATACTTTAAATTAAATCCCGCCCTTTAAGGCGGGATTTTTTTTTATTGGGAACACTAAAAAAGTAAATATTTATAATAAATACTTTTAATATGGCTGCAGGAAGATATTCGTTTGTAATAGAACAAGGAGCAACAACTGATTTTGAAATTTTATATAAAGATTCTAATGGAGATCCAGTAGACCTATCGGGTCATCGAGCTAGAATGCAAATTAGAGCTGCTCAAACGGCTTCTAGTGAAGCATTTTTAACTCTAACTTCAAGTTTAAACCCTGATGGTACTGGAATTAATCTAAGTGGCTCATCAGGTACTAATTCACCTACATCTGGTTCAATAGGTATATTTATTTCACATACTACTTCATCTAATCTTAATTTTGGTAATGCATATTATGATTTAGAAATAGTTTCTGGTACTAATAATAGTGCTAGAGTAACCCGAATTTTAGAAGGTGCAGTTGGGTTATCTAAAGAAATAACCTCAGGATCATTCTAGATGTCAAATCAAGTTACTATAAAGCCGGATACCAATAAGGTAGAACTAACGGATCAGAGAAGACAAATTTTAGTCACTGATAACCGTACTGGTACCACTGTTAATGTAACTCAAACAGTTCCTGAAATTGTAATAGTTTCTGGTAGAGGTCCCGCTGGTATATCAGGAGATGCTGGCCCTACAGGTTCAACAGGTCCTACAGGTTCAACAGGTCCCCCAGGTACAGTAACTTCAAATACAGGTGCTAGTATTACAGGATCTTTATTTGTTTCTGGTTCTGGATCAGTTGCAGATTTTACTAATACTACAGAAGTTATAGTTGGAGATCTATTAACCATTTCAGGAAGTATTTTTGTAAATGGAACTTTAGATGCTGCAACCAAAAATTTTAAAATAGACCATCCAACAATGGAAGGTTATTATTTAGTTCATTCATCATTAGAAGGACCTGAAAGAGGAATATATTATAGAGGTAAATTAAAAACCTCTGATACAATTCACCTTCCAGATTATTGGAAAGATCTACCAGTAGATGAAACAGATATTTCCGTTCAGCTTACAGCTATAGGAAATGCTTGTCAACATTTTGTTAAATCAGTTTCAAAAGAAACAATTGAAGTAGGATGTGATTGTGGAAAACCACATTGCTATTTTATAGTCCATGCTCAAAGGTTTAATGAAGGTAGATTAGATATTTTAGAACCTAAAGTTAGAAATAAACTCTAAATATTTATATAAAAATCAACTATGGCACAAAACCCTATAATATATCCTGGTTCTTCATCATTTTACCCTGGCCAAACACCATTTGGGTTTTATGATTATGATACTAATTTTCAAGTTGATGCAGATAAAGTATCTACTTTTTGTGCATCTCGATTAGGTTACCCAACAGTTGATGTAGAAATGGGTAGTGGATCTTTTTATGCTTGTTTTGAAGAAGCTGTAACTACATATGGTAATGAAGTTTATTTATACCAAATAAGAAATAATTTTATTAGTTTAGAAGCAACATCTACTGGTTCTTCTCATAATCAAGACGTTATTAATCCTAATTTAGGAAATATAATAAGAATATCAGATAATTATGGGCAAGAGGCAGGTGCAGGAGGTAAAGTATCTTGGTATTCTGGTTCAATCCCATTAACAGGCTCTGTTCAAGAATATAATTTAGATGATTGGAAACAAACACAAGGCATTACAGGTTCAATTGAAGTAAAAACAGTATTTTACCAAAACACCCCGGCAATAGTAAGATATTTCGATCCATATGCTGGTACAGGATATGGTTCTCAACAATTATTAGATGTGTTTGGATTTGGAAATTATTCCCCAGCTATTAATTTTTTATTAATGCCTATATATTATGATATATCTGTAATCCAAGCTATTGAACTAAATGATACTATTAGAAAATCAGCATTTTCATTTGAATTAGTAAATAATAACATAAGAATATTCCCTATACCAAACCAAGAAGGACAATTATTTATTCAATATATTCTTACTGAAGAAAGAAATGCACCAACATCAGCGGCATACTCAGGCAGTAATATGGTGACAGATATTTCTAATGTACCCTATGACAACCCTACTTATCAATACATAAATGCCCCTGGAAGATACTGGATTTTCGAATATACATTAGCACTAACTAAAGAATTATTAGGATATGTAAGAGGTAAATACTCTCAGGTTCCTATTCCTGGTGCTGAAGTAACATTAAACCAAGCAGATCTAATAGCTGCTGCTAATACAGAAAAAGCTGCTTTAATTGAAAAATTAAGAATTGACTTAGATGAAAATTCAAGAAAAATGCAATTACAAAGAAAAGCAGAAGAAGCTGAAGCTATGGGTAAAACTTTAGAACAAGTCCCAATCCCAATTTATATATTATAATATGGCGTTATACGGAAGAAATAAAGATGTATTACTATTTCAAGGGCTTAATACAGAGCTCTTACATAATATAATAGAACAACAAGTAGGATACTATAAACCTAAATTAGAAGATACTCCATCTAACATTTATGGAGAAGCACAAAATAAAACTTGGATTGGTCCTGTTTTATTAAAATGTTTATTAGATAGAGGTGATCAAACACCATCATATGATGATTTTGGAGTTGATAGAAATAGAACATTATCTGCTAGATTTTTTAGAAAAGATTTAGTTGATGCAAATGTAGTTCCTGAAATAGGAGATGTAATATTATGGAATGAAGATTATTATGAAGTTGATAATTTAGTTGAAAACCAATTAGTAGTTGGTAAAGATCCTTCTTATCCATATAGTGATACAGTAGATGATTTTGGATCAAGTCATTCAATAATAATAGAATGTCATTACACAAGACCAGAAAGAATAGGACTTAAAGAACAAAGATTATAATGGAATTTAAACCTAGACCATATACTAAAAGAGAATTCTTATCTAAATTTTCAGAGCCTTATATTAATCCTGATACTAAAGAAGAAGTATTACCAAAAACAGAAACTGTTGTTTCTGCAGAAGTAAAACCTGGCCAACCTGAACATAACAGAGCTTTAGAAGTATCCTTAAAAGATGATACTAATAATAAAACTTTATCTATTGGTTTAAAAGATGTAGATAGTGCTATTTTATACTATTTAGAAAATGTAATTAAACCTACAGTAACACAAAACGATAGAAGAATCGCAGTACCTACTATATATGGTTCTCCTGAAAGATGGAAATCAATGCAAGCTGATGGTTTTTATAGAGATAAAAATGGTAAAACAATGGTACCTCTTGTAATGTTTAAAAGAGATAGTTTTACTAAAAATAATACCATAGGTAATAAATTAGATGGTAATAAAGTAAATAATGTACAATATTTTGAAACTGGATATTCTAGAAAAAACATATATGATAACTTTAACGTATTAAGAGGACAAAAACCTCAAAAAGAATACATGTTAGGAATCATCCCAGATTATTTAGATATTACTTATACAATGTCTATTTTTACAGATTATGTAGAACAAGCTAATGAAATAACTGAGGCAATAGAATTTGCTGCTCGTTCATATTGGGGTGATCCAGAAAGATTTATGTTTAGAGCAAATATAGATACTTTCAATACCCCCGTTTTATTAGAAAATGGAACTGATAGAGCTAATAGAACTACAATGAATGTTTTAGTAAGTGGATATATTATACCTACAGGTATCAATGCTGCCATGGCCGGCCCTAGTCCAAAATCATATAGTGTTACTAAAACTGTATTTAAAGAAACAATAATATAATATATATTTATAATAGATAAATTATGGCAACAATTAGTACAACAGGAATAACAAGTGGTAGTGTAATAGATGCTACACATGTATTAAGATCAATTGATGCTCTTAATGGTACATCTGGCCCTTTTGATATAGCATTATCTGGATCATTAAATGTTTCAGGTAGTCTTAGAATTGCCACTGAAAGTATAATCAATATTTCTAATCATGCCGTAGTACTAGCTTATAATACTTCCTCAGGAGATATATATCGTACAAATTCTACCTCTGGTACTTCTGGTACTTCAGGAACTAATGGAACATCTGGAATTAATGGTGCTGCTGGATCTTCTGGTACTTCTGGTAATAGTGGAACTAGTGGATCTTCAGGATCTTCGGGTAGTTCGGGCACATCTGGTAGTTCTGGAACAAGTGGCACAAATGGAACTTCAGGAAGCAGTGGAAGTGTTTTTCAAGGTACTTCAACTACTGATATAGCTATAGGTACAGGAGTTAAAACTATTACAACAAGTGCGGGATTAGCATATACAGTAGGACAATCAGTTTCTATAACTAGTGTTGCAAATGCTGCTAATTTTATGGTAGGTAAAATTAATAGTTATAATTCTTCAACTGGACAATTAGTTGTTAATGTTACAGTTATAGGTGGTAGTGGTAATCATACAAGCTGGACTACTAATTTAGAATCTACTTTAAATGTAGGTGGTTTTCCATTTACGGGATCAGCAACAATATCAGGATCACTTCAAGTTACTGGATCTGCCATTTTAGAATTATCTCCCAGCCACCCATTACCATCAAGTGGAATAAATTCAGGTTCTCTAGCAGTAACTGGATCAAATTTAGCTTTTTATGATGGTCATCAATGGAAGAAAGTAACTATTGGAGCTTTCTAGGATATTTAAATCCTTTTTATTATTTTATAGGTTATGAAAATACAAGCTCATACGAGTTTTATAGGCACTACGGGTTATGCTAACCATGCCCAATCTTTTTTTACAGAATTAGATAAAATAATACCCATAAAGGTTAGAAATTTTACTGTAGGTAAAAATTTTAATTGGCCTAATTCAACACCTCATAATAGAGAATCTTATATAACACCTCAAATGAAAAAAATGCTTCATTTGCAAACTCTATTTGAAAATGATAGTACTAGAAAAGACCATCCAATTTATTCCTATAAAGAAAATTATACATCAGATATTGATATTATATTAGAGGAACATGATCATCATTATTTTTATGATGCATATAATGGTTATAAAATAGGATATAATGTTTGGGAATCTACTAGATATTCAGAACAATTTTTCCAACAACTTTTACGTTTAGATGAGTTATGGGTTCCTACTCAATGGCAAAAAGAAATTACAATAGAACAAGGATATCCTCAAGATAAAATTTTTGTAATACCAGAAGGGGTAGATGGTAAATTATTTAAACCAAATTCTAAAAATAAAAAACAAGAGAAATTTCAATTTGTTATAGTAGGTAGGTGGGATTATAGAAAAGGTATTAAAGAAAGTATAGAAGGATTTTTAAAAGCATTTCCTGATAACCCTGATGTTGAATTATTATTAAATGTAGAAAATCCATATCCTGTAGATGGTATGCAAACTACTGAAGAACGTTTAAAATATTATGGTTTAGAAGATAATAGAATAAAAATACTAAAATTTTTAAATAGAAAACAATACATTTCATTACTACAAAATTCTAATGTATTAATATCTTGTGCTCGTTCTGAAGGATGGAATTTACCATTAATAGAATCATTAGCTTGTGGAACACCATCCATTTACACTAAATGTTCAGGACAATTAGAATTTACTAAAAATAAAGGATTAGGGGTAAAAGTTATAGGAGAAGAACCTGCAACTAATAATGAAAATTTAACCTATGAACATAATATTCCAGGCAATTTTTACACTCCAGATTTAGATGATTTAGTTGATAAAATTAAAGATTCTTATAATAATTACAATATATGGAAAAAATGGCATTTACATCGTTCTAAAGAAATAAGAGAAGAATATTCTTGGAAAAAACAAGCTCAAAAAGCATTTAAACGTCTACAAACAATTAAATTAAAACCAATAATAAAAAAACCAAAATTAGAAATTAATTTTGTAGATGGTCCTTATGCTTGTTTAAGAGATGCTAAACAGGATTATCTAGTAGACTTTATTAATCAAAGTACAGGTAAAAGTGAATATTCTGTAAATTTAAAAAACAACCATTGGGGTAAATCATACCACAAATATTTTATAAATTGGGATATACAAATAAAAGATAAATTTAACGAAGTAATATCATCTTACAAATATAATGCTTCAGGAAAAAGAGTTTTTATATCACTTGGTTCTAAATCTTTAGGAGATACTCTAGCATGGTTTCCTTATGTTTTAGAATTTAAAAAGAAACATAATTGTTTTATAACAGTATCTACTTTTTGGAATGACTTTTTTCTAAAAAAGTATCCTGAATTAGATTTTGTAGAACCTGGTAGTACCGTTCCTAATTTATATGCAATGTATGAAGTAGGGTGGTTTTATGGGGATGATGGAGATAATTTAGATGGATTTAAACAATCTAAAGACCCAAAGGCATATCCATTACAACAAACTGCTACTAATATATTAGGTTTAGAATATAAAGAAATTATTCCTAAAATAAATTACAAAATTAAAAAAAGACCAATTAAAGAAAAATATGTATGTATATCACCCCATGCATCTGCTGGAGCAAAATATTGGCAACACCCTACTGGATGGCAAGATATTATAAATGATTTAAATAATAAAGGTTATAAAGTGGTTCAAATATCAAAAGAAAAACACAATGATAATTTTGAAAACACAAAGCTTCCTAAAGGTAAACCATTTAAGAATATAATAGATAAAACAGGAAATATTCCTCTTGAAGATACAATTAATTTATTACACCATTCAGAATTATATATAGGAGTTTCTAGTGGTTTAGCATGGTTATCATGGGCTTTAAAAAAACCAGTAGTAATGATATCGGGATTTAGTGCAGATTGGACTGAATTTACATCTAATGTTAAACGAATTATTAATAAAAATGTATGTAATTCTTGTTTTAATAATTTTAAATTAGATGCTGGAGATTGGGATTGGTGCCCTGTCCATAAAAACACATCAAGGCAATTTGAATGCACTAAAAAAATTGTTCCAAAAAATGTAATAAAAGCCATTAGTCAAACTTTGTCTAATATTTATTAGAGAATAACTCTAGTAAATAATTTTTAATGGCTACAATAAGTACTTCAGGTATAATCAGCGGTAGTATTATCCGATCTGAGCATGTTACAAGAATAATAAATGCACTTTCTTCAAAAGATGACAATGATATTTTAATATCAGGTTCATTAGGAGTTACAGGAAGTGTAAGTATTGAAAGTAGTAGCATTAGTAATATCTCAAATTCTGAATTTATACTATCATATAATACTGGAAGTGGTAATGTAGGATTTACAGCTAGAGTTGGTACATCTGGTACTTCTGGTACAAGTGGATCTTCAGGATCTTCGGGTAGTTCGGGTACATCTGGATCATCTGGTACTTCTGGATCTTCGGGTAGTTCTGGTACTTCTGGAACATCTGGTACTTCTGGTTCTTCTGGTACAAATGGTACATCTGGATCATCAGGTACATCTGGTAGTGTATACAAAACTACATCATCTACTAATACTAGTATTGGTACAGGTTCAAAAACATTTGTTGTAGCAGCGGGTCTTGCCTATATAGCTGGAAACCATGCTATAATAGTAGATGCAGGAAATGCCGCAAAGTATATGGTAGGGCCTGTAACCTCTTATAGCGGTACAAATTTAGTAGTAAATGTAACCATAGTTAATGGCTCGGGAACATCCAGTAGTTGGAATGTAAATTTAACAGGTGAATATGGTTCTTCTGGATCATCCGGTTCGAGTGGTACATCTGGTTCTTCTGGATCAAGTGGTTCATCAGGATCATCTGGTACTTCTGGGACTAATGGTACTTCTGGTTCATCAGGTAGTTCAGGTACATCTGGACAACTTAATGCAACTGGATCCCAAGCGTTATCCGGATCACTTATAGTAACTGGTAGTGGAGGAAATGCACTTAGAGTTAGTGGTAGTACAACATTAACAGGTAGTTTATTTGTTAGTGGAACAGCAAGTGGTTCATTTATAGGAGATGGATCAGGGTTAACAGGTATAGGAGCTTTTCCATTTACGGGATCTGGAACAGTATCTGGCTCACTTATAGTAACTGGTAGTAGTGCCTTAGCATTAAGGGTTAGTGGTAGTTCCACATTTACAGGTAGTATGTTTGTAAGTGGTACTGTAAGTGGTTCATTTACAGGTGATGGGTCTAGTTTAACAGGAATAGCGGGTTATACTGTAGCAAATTCCGCTAATAATAGAGTAATTACATCCGTAGATGCTACTAATGCAAATGCTGAAGCAAATTTATTATTTGATGGTAGTACATTAAACGTTACAGGATCTAATAAAGTTTCTGGATCATTAATTATTACAGGTAGTTCAGCTTTAGCAGTAAGAGTTAGTGGTAGTACAGCTTTAACAGGTAGTTTATTTGTTAGTGGTACAGTAAGTGGATCCTTTATAGGAAGTGGTGCAGGATTAACAGGTGTAGGAGGATTTCCACATACAGGATCAGCAGCAATAAGTGGTACTTTAAATATTACAGGATCAGGTGTAAAAGCCATAGATGTTTCTGGTAGTTTAGTAGTAACAGGGTCAGCTTTTGTACAATCATTAACTGAGACCTCAGCATTAAGATATAAAGAAGCAATTGAGCCAATGGGCAATGAATTAGAAAATGTAGCCTTATTAAGACCTGTTGATTTTATTTGGAAAGAAAGTAAAGAAGAAGATAAAGGATTAATTGCTGAAGAAGTACAAATGTTATATCCTGAATTTGTAACTTTAAATACAGATGGAACTACACAAGGTATTAAATATAGTAAATTAGTATCTGTTTTAATAAAAAGTGTTCAAGAATTAAAAGAAGAAGTAGAAATACTAAAATCAAAAGTAGATGGCTAAGAATGTAAGAATTGTGCCTGCATCAGGGTCAATATTTTTTACAGGTGATGGATTTGATACTACTGGCTCTATAAAATTACAAACTGTTGGTAGTACGGAAAACATTCAGTTTATTGATGGAACTTCAAATGAATCAATAATCTTAATTCATAAAGAATCAAAAAGAGTTGGAATAGGTTTAGTATCAGCTTCTGCTAAATTAGAAGTGTCTTCCTCAAATACTGAAGATCCCCTTAAAGTAGGAACCCCTGATGGAAATTTAAAAGTTAATAATAAGGGTATACTACAATTATCAGAATATCAGGGCAGTGCTACGGCAGTTATAGGAGGGATTTTATATAGTGGAAGTAATTTATTTATAGGAGACTAATATTTATAATAAGAATGAAAAATAAAGTTTAGATTATGGCAACTTGGAAAAAAGTAATTGTATCTGGGTCAGATGCAGAATTAAATAACTTAAATGTATTAAAAGCCTCTGGTTCTTTTTCAGGATCTTTCCAAGGTGAAGTATTAGGTACAATGGCCTCTTCTTCAGTATCAACATTAGCACAAACTGCTTCTGTTGCACTAAGAGCAAATGCTTTAGCTCCTACTGTAACAGCTTCATTTGCTGATATCTCTACATTATCTAGAGGAGGTTCAGGTTCATTTAGTGGATCATATCAAGGAGACGGTTCAAATCTAACAGGACTTGCTACTACATTAACTGTAGATGGTGATTCAGGCACAGGAGATGTATCTTTAACATCAGATGACTTAAGAATTATTGGTACTACTAATGAAATAACAACAGTAGTAGGTAAAAGTGGTACTAATGTAACAGCAACTATTAGTTTACCAGATGATGTAACAATTGGGCAGGATTTAACAATCACAAGAGATGCCGTTGTTTCAAGAAACTTAACAGTACAAGGTACAGCTTCATTCCAAGCAACAACTGATTTAGATGTTGCAGATAGATTTATTAGATTAGCTAGTGGTTCAAATGCCGCAGGAGAAGGTGGGTTTGTAGTACAACAAGGATCTAATGGATTTGGTGAAGTATTTGGTTATGATCAAACTACACTAAGATTTGGTGTAACCAGTTCATTTGATGCAAGACAAAATATATTTACTCCCGATGCTTTTCTACCAGCAGTAGTTGAAGGTGCAGGAGGTGCTCTAGCAACTGCTACTGTAGCAAAATATACTAAAAAAGGTAATATGTTTGTTTCCTCATCAGGAGATGTTTATATATATTCCTAAAATATTAATTAATAAAATAAGTTATGAGTTTTAGTGCCGGAAAAGTTATAGTAAAAAACAATAATAGTAAAATAATTAGTAGTATTACTCCCCCCGAAGATCTTCTTTTAAATAAAAAAGAATTAGAGATGCTTTTAAATTTAATAAAAAATTCTCAATTTGATGGTAAAGATTTAGAAAAACTATTTAATCTTACTTGGAAACTCCAAGAGGCGTACTTATCTTTAGATAAAGACCAATCTTAGGAATGGAAAAACACAATTTAAAGGGATTAACAACTTCAGAAATCCGTGTTATTATAGCGGCTTTATATGATTTAGATATTAAGGGTAGAGAAGCACGTAGTTTTATTTCTTTAGTGAATAATATTGAAAAACAACTAAATAAAATAGAATCTACTTCTCTAAAAACTTAAAATATTTATACTTGATATTATCGGCCCGTAAGGGAAGTGGACAGACAATTCTGTAACCAACCATAATAAAGTACCATGCCAAACTGGAAAAAGCTTATCGTCAGTGGGTCAGATGCTAATCTGTCTTCTTTAACAGTTAGCAATCAAATAACTGGTTCTTCATTTACAGGTTCATTTACAGGTTCATTTAATGGTGATGGTTCGGGTATTACAGGAGTTAGTGTTATAGGTTCTAGCAATCCAGCTACATTTACTTCTGACTTTACTACTACAGCTAACACATTCAATAGTTTATTAGGTAATATAACAATAAATGATGGAGTTACATTTACTGTAACAGCAGGATCATTTTTAAAAATACACGAGTTTTAATGTATTATAAATATTTATATATATGAGTATCTTAAAAGTAGGAGCAATATCCCCAAATTCCGGAACTAAAGTAAATATTACTGGTAGTACTTTATTAGTAACAACAGCAAGTGGTCATTTTAGTGGCTCATATGAAGGAGATGGATCAAGATTAGAAGGAGTAGCAGGCTTCCCATTTACTGGTTCAGGCCAAATTTCAGGTTCATTATTAGTAACAGGTAGCTCAACTTTAGCATTAAGGGTTAGTGGTAGTACAGCTTTAACAGGTAGTTTATTTGTAAGTGGTACAGTAAGTGGTTCATTTATAGGAGATGGCTCTGGGTTAACAGGATTAGCAACTAATTTAACAGTTGATGGTGATACTGGAACACAAGATGTAAGTTTAACAGCAGATGATCTACAAATTCTTGGTACTACAAATGAAATTTCAACAGCAGTAACAAGAGTTAGTAATGATGTAAAAGTAACATTAGGGTTACCTGATACTATTGCTGTAACAGCTTCCGTGGCTACAAGAGCAAACTCGTTAGCACCAACAGTAACTGCAACCTCAGCTTCTGTAGCTGCAAGGGCAACTACTTTAAGTGCACAAGCAACAGCTTCATTTGCAAGTGTAGCGGGTACTGTACACGATGGTAATATTACTAATGCTAAATTAGCAAACGATAGTGTTACTATAGGTTCAACAGAAATAGATTTAGGAGCTACTGCAGCTACTTTAACAGGTTTAACTAGTATTTCTGCTATTACAGCAAGTTTTGTATTACAAACATTTGAATCTTCTTCTACAGTAATTACTTCTGGATCAAATATTTTTGGTGATAAAGCAAATGATATCCAACAAATTACTGGAAGTTTACTACAAACAGGTAGTATGATTGTTAAAGGTAATATTTCATCTAGTGTAGGTGGATTTAGTGGTTCATTCCAAGGAGATGGTACATTATTAACAGGTGTAATAGCTTCAGGTTCAATTCAATCAGCTTCTATTGCTGCAAGAGCTAATAGCTTATCACCAACAGTAACAGCTACATCTGCTTCAACAGCAATATTAGCCCAAACAGCTTCCGTTGCTATTAGAGCAAACACTTTAGCTCCTACAGCTACTGCTTCTTTTGCAGATAGTGCTACTACAGCATCACATACTGCTGGAACAGCTTCAATTGCAAACATTGCTACATATACTTCTGAATGGATTTTAGGAGCTAATGGATCAAGTGATTATACTTTTACAGGACCTGGTTTTACAGGTTCAACAGCTGATCCAGATATTTATTTAATTAGAGGTCAACAGTATAAATTTACAAATAAATCTGGTGGACATCCATTCCGAATTCAAGTAACTCCAAATGGTTCAGCTGGTACTGCATATAATAATGGTGTAACAAATAATAATGCAGGTAACAATGAAACATTAACTTTCAATGTATCTATGGAAGCCCCTGAAGTATTATATTATCAATGTACTTCACATGCAGCTATGGGTGGTCCTATTTATATATTAGATACCTCCCCCGTTTCATCTTCATTTGCTACTTCAGCTTCAATAGCTACAACGGCACAAACAGCATCAGTATCATTAAGAGCAAATGCCTTAGCACCAACAGTTACGGCAACATCTGCTTCAACAGCTATTAATGCTCAAACAGCATCAGTAGCGCTAAGAGCAAACGCATTGGCACCAACAGTAACTGCTACTTCAGCTTCAACAGCTATTAATGCTCAAACAGCATCAGTAGCTACAAGAGCAAACGCATTAGCACCAACTGTAACCGCTACCTCAGCTTCTGTAGCTGCAAGAGCTACAACATTAAGTGCTGCCGCAACGGCTTCATTTGCTAATATCTCTACATTATCTAGAGCAGGTTCAGGTTCATTTAGTGGTTCATTCCAAGGTAGTGGTGCTAGCTTAACAGGTGTAGGAGGATTTCCACATACAGGATCAGCGGCAATAAGTGGTACTTTAAACATAACTGGATCAGGAGTAAATGCGGTTGAAGTATCTGGTTCATTAGTTGTAACAGGTTCAGCTTTTGTAACATCATTAACTGAAACATCAGCATTAAGATATAAAAAATCAGTAAAAGATATTAATAGGCAGGCAGATGATATTTACCAATTAAGACCTGTACACTTTACATGGAGAAATAATAATAAAAAAGATTTCGGATTAATAGCAGAGGAAGTACAAAAAATATATCCTGAATTAGTTACTAATGGTGCAGATGGAAGCGCATTAGGAATTAGTTACACTAAATTAACAGCATTGTTATTAAAAACAATACAGGGTTTAAACGAGAGAATAGAAAAATTAGAAAATAAAAATTAGTTATGGCAATACAAGAAAATAAAGCAACTCAAGAAGAACTTGATTTAATAAAGAACTTTCAGGATAATATTCAAAATGTTACCATTAGATTAGGACAATTAGAGTTAAAAAAATTAAATATTAAAAAAGAAAAAGAGATTATAGATCTTGAATACGAAAAATTAATTAACGAAGAAAAAGAATTAGGTGATAATCTAAAAGAAAAATATGGGAATTCCCAAATTGATTTAAAAACAGGTGAAATTATTCCTACCAACTAATGTTTTTATAAATTTCTTATATATTTATCACTGATAAAATAACTGAATAAAATGGCTGAAACTTTATTATCCCCTGGTGTACTAACACGTGAAAACGATCAAACACAGATCACACAAGGTCCAGTTGTTGCTGCTGCTGCTATATTAGGTCCAACTACAAAAGGTCCTGTGAATATTCCAACTTTAGTAACTTCATATAGTGAATACAAAAATAAATTTGGTGGTTCATTTGAAAGCGCAAGTATTACTTTTGAATACTTAACTTCAATTTCTGCCTATAATTACTTCCAAGCAGGAGGTGAAACAATGTTAATTACTAGAATAGTATCTGGCACATTTTTACCAGCAACTGCATCTATTTGTGGTCTTGGTATTAGTCGTAGCTATGCTTCAAACGATCATAAAACAGGATCCTTTACATTAGAATCAATCTCAAAAGGAGAATTAATGAATAATAGAGGTGCTGTTTCTACTAGTGGTTCTTTAGTATCTGGATCTACAGATAACTTAAGATTTGAAATTGCTAATGTAGATTCTGGAAGTGGTACATTTAATTTATTAGTTAGAAGAGGAGATGATACAACAGCTAATAAAGTTGTTTTAGAAACTTGGACTAATTTATCATTAGATCCAAATTCAACAAATTATATTGAATCAGTTATTGGTAACCAAACTAGAAACTTTGATACAGATAGTGATGGTAATAATTTTATTCAAATTACAGGATCTTACCTAAATAATAGTAGATTTGTAAGAGTTAAATCAGTAATTAACCCTACTATTAATTATTTAGATAATGAAGGTAACTTCAAACCAGAATATACTTCATCATTACCACAATTAGGAAGTGGCTCATTAAATAACGCAGGAGAAGAAGGAGCCTTTGGTGGTGCAGCAGGCCACACATTTGGTAAAGGAACAGGTGCTATTAAATTAAAAATGAATGATGAAATAGCATCAGATTCAATTCAAGGATTAGTTGCAGCTAACTATACAGCTTCACTAAACTTATTAGAAAATAAAGACGAATATGATTTTGAAATTTTAACACTCCCAGGTGTTAATATGCAAAACGGTGCTATAGCAACAACAACAGCTATATCAACTGTAACAGAAAGAGGAGATTCAATTGCAGTAATTGATCCTAGAAATTATGGATCAACTATAAACCAAGCAATTACATCTGCAGCAACAGTAGATTCTAGCTTTGCAGCTACATACTGGCCATGGGTTCAAGCACTATCACCTGAAACTAATAAATTAGTACAGGTACCTGCTTCAACACTAATACCAGCTGTCTATACTACTAACGATAGATTAGGTGCTGAATGGTTCGCTCCAGCAGGATTTAATAGAGGTGGTGTAGTAGGTGCAATTCAAGCAGAAAGAAAATTAACTCCATCTGATAGAGATAAATTATATTTAGGAAAAGTTAATCCGATTGCTTCTTTCCCAGGACAAGGTCCAACTATATTTGGTCAGAAAACACTACAAACAAAATCTACAGCGTTAGATAGAGTAAATGTTAGAAGATTATTAATAGAGCTTAAAAGAGTAATTGGTCAAATTGGTGAAGGATTATTATTTGAACAAAATACAGCTGCCACAAGAGGTAGATTCTTAAACCAAGTTAATCCATACTTAGAATCAGTACAACAAAGACAAGGTATATTCTCGTTTAGAGTTGTAATGGATGATACTAATAATACACCAGATGTAATAGATAGAAACCAATTAGTAGGTCAAGTATTTATTCAACCAACAAGAACGGCTGAATTTATAATTCTAGACTTTAACGTTACACCAACTGGGGTAGAAATTTAAAAACATAATATTTATAATAAACAATAAAAATGGCAGTAAAAGATCCAAATGAAATAATGTTCACCGCCTTTGAACCAAAGGTGCAAAATAGATTTATTATGTTTATCGATGGTATTCCATCATACTTAGTAAAGACTGCTTCTGCTCCTGGATTTGACGCTGGTGAGGTGGTATTAGATCATATAAATGTATATAGAAAAGTAAAAGGTAAAGTAAGATGGAATGATATGACTTTATCACTATATGACCCTGTAACTCCATCCGGTGCACAAGCCGTAATGGAATGGGCAAGATTAGCGCATGAAAGCGTAACAGGTAGAGACGGTTACTCCGATTTCTACAAAAAAGACATTCAGCTAGATATTTTAGGACCTGTAGGAGATGTAGTATCTCAATGGGTTATAAAAGGCGCATATTGTAAAACAGCAACTTTTGGAGAATACGATTGGAGTGCTGAAGCAGCAGTTAGCCTAGATATCACAATAGCTATGGATTATTGTATCCTAAACTTTTAATTACCCAACTCTCCATACCCTAAGGTGTTCTTCGGAACACCTTTTTTTTTCTTATATATTTATATCCACAAATAATAAGTTATTAAAACATGGAAGAAAAAGTTACAGAATCAAAATTTAAATTTCCCACCGAAATAGTTGAATTACCTTCTAAAGGATTATTATATCCTAAAGATAGCCCATTATCATCTGGTAAAATAGAGATGAAATACATGACGGCTAAAGAAGAAGATATATTAACAAATCAAAATTACATTGCTCAAGGTATAGTATTTGATAAATTAATAGAGTCATTAATAGTATCTAAAATAGATTATAATGATTTATTACTAGGAGATAAAAATGCATTAATGATTGCATCAAGAGTATTAGGTTACGGTAAAGATTATAAATTTAAAGCAACAAATCCAAATACTGGTTTAACTAGTGAATATGAAGTAGATTTAAGTACTTTAAAAGATAAAAATTTAGATTCAAAAAACATAAAAACAGAAGGAGTAAATGAATTTGAATTTACATTACCAACATCAAATACATTAGTTAAATATAAATTACTTACTCATGGTGATGAAACTGCTATAGATAAGGAAATAAAAGGTTTACAAAAAATCAACAAAGATTCTAACCCCTCTATATCTACTAGATTAAAACATATGATTATTTCTATAGATGGAAATACGGATAAAAAAGATATTAGAGAATTTGTTGATAATTATTTATTAGCAAGAGATGCAAGAACTTTTAGAGAAGAAATAAGATCTATATCACCAGATATAAATTTAAAATACATCGGGGAAGATGGCGAGGAGGACATCACTATCCCCATTAATCTTAACTTTTTTTGGCCTGACGCAGGAATATAGACAAATTCTATTTTCTCAAATTCATCAAATAGTTTTTCATGGTAATGGTGGCTATGATTGGCATACTGTTTACAATATGCCTATATGGTTAAGAAATTTTACTTTTAAAACAATGCAAGAGCATTACCAAAAAGAAAAAGAGGATATAGATAAATCTCAAAATAAACTTCAAAATAAATCATCTAAAGATATATTAAGACCTGGTGTTAATACCTCAGGTGCTTATAATACTTCAATGCCTACTAAAAAGTAGGCATTTTTTATATTTATATTAAATAATATCCATGGCAAAAGGAGATCAAGATACTGGTTTAAGTAGAAAAGAAGTAGAAGCTATCTTTAAAGATACAGTAACTTCTCTTATAGGTAGACTTAATGAAACTATAAAAACAGTGGGATCAGAAGGTGGAGATCCTTTTGATATAGCCCAGGATAAAGAAACATTAAGAGAATTAAGAGCAATAACCAAAGAAATTAGTAGAGAAACTGGTGTAGTTTCTAGACTTAAAGAAAAAATAATTGCCGGTGATGCCAAACAAAGAGACATTCAGACTGCTCAAAATAAACTTACTCTCTTAAACTCAAGATATGCCGAGATATCTACAACGGCCTCTTTTAATAGGTTAAAAAATGAAAACAGAATTGAGGAAACTTTAAAAGCAGTTAATAAAGAGAATGCTAAATCTATAGATTTAACAACCCAATTAGGAGAGGTACTTAAGAAAAATGAAAATAATATTGATCTTATTACTACAGGTATAGGTGGGCTTGGTAAATTACTTGAAAATATAGGTTTTGCTAACCCATTTGCTAAAATAGCTAAAGATCTTCCTAATGCTAAATCCGCATTGGATATTTTTAAAAAAGAATTAAAATCACAAGGTAAAGAACTAGATAAGCTTGAAGAAACAGACCAGGAAAGATTAGAGGAATTAAAAGAAGAGGCGAATTCTTTTAAACAAATAGGAAAAGCCGTAGATGAAACTACAAAATTTTCAAATTTATTAACTTTAAGTGTAGGTGGGTTAGCAGCTTCAATTGGTAAAGTTAATGAAAAAGCAACTGAATTTAGAAGATTAATAGGTAGTCAAGTAAATTTACAAGCTGATCTTAATATAGATCTTATTACAGCAGTAGATTTAATTTCCACCCAAGTTGAATTAACAGAACAATTAGGCCTAAACGCTCAGGCTGCTTTTTCTCCGGAAACAATACAAGAAATAGCCGAATTAACTAAATTATTTGGATTATCTGCTGAATCTGCTGGTAATTTAGCTCTATTTTCTGAAGTAGCGGGTAATAATTTAAACCAACAAACTGAGGCATTATTTAAGGCAATACCTGCTGAATTAAATAGAAGACAAATTTTTGAAGATATAGGTCAAATTTCAGCAGAAATAGCACTTAGATTTCAAGGGAATATAGTTGCTTTAGGCAAAGCTGCTGCTAATGCAAAACAATTAGGTTTAAATCTACAACAAGTAGATCAAATAGCATCTTCATTATTAGATATTGAATCTTCTATTACTGCGGAATTTGAAGCAGAATTACTTACAGGAAAACAATTAAATCTAGAAAGAGCAAGATTATTTGCTTTAACTAATGATTATAATGGTTTAATAAAAGAAATAGGTAATAATGAAGAGATTATAGCAACTTTTGCCACTGGAAATAGAATACAACAGGAGGCTATTGCATCAGCTATTGGTTTAAGTGTTCCCGATTTAGCTAAGGCAGTATTTTTGCAACAAAGAGCAGAAGGTGCATCACTTGGACAAGCGGCAGCTGTAGCAGATATTGGATTAGAATCAGCAAAACAACTCTCGGCACAACAATCTATCCAAACCTCCTTACAATCTTTAAGTCAAACTTTAGCACCTATACTTGAAGATTTTGCAGCAATATTTGCTAATACTTCGGGAATATCTATTACTATGGGTTTAATAACTGGAACTTACGCATTTAGACTTATTAAAATGTTCAAAGAGGGAGCTATATTCTCAGCATTATTTGCTAAAAATATGAGATTCGCCGCAATATCAACTGCCCTAGCAAGTGTAGGACTAACTCCATTAGGAGCAGCAGCAATTATTGGAACTATGGCAGCTAGTTATGTTGCATTACAAGGTGTATTTGCAGATGATATGGTTTCCCAAGGATATGGAAAAAGAACATTATTAACACCAAAAGGATCTATTCAACTTAATAATGATGATACAGTAATTGCTGGAACTAATTTAGGAAGAAATGCAGGTTTATCTAGAGGTGATATTAAAGCTATAGCATCAGCAGTAAGAGATGGAGCATCACAAGCCAATATCAATTTAGATGGAGGTAGGGTATCATCTAGATTACAAGTACCTAATGTACTTAATCAACGACAGTATTCAATTTAAAATATTTATAACCAAATAACATATTATGAGCTTATTAGAAAAATTTAAAACTCCACCTAATGACGGAAGACAAATTCGTTTTCAGGATG